CCTAAGAAATCATTGTAATGTTTAAGGTAACCTTTAGGTACACCATGCTTTAATGCACGTCTGTATAACATGGATGAGTGATTGCTATGCACAATCTTCATCTTAGGGAATATCTTTTCTAGTGTTTGAATGTATGCAATAGACGCTGCCAACTCATGGCCAGCAGAGAATAGATCTGGATCGCTATCATGCATAGACATCGCATGCATATCAAGCTCGTCACCAATATTAATAACGAGATCTGGTTTGTATTTTGTCTTGAGCGCTTTAAGAAAGTTGAATGCATCTGGGTGGTGATAAGGTATATGGAGATCACTGATTACTAATACGGACTTGTATGCTTGTGCCATTACAGCTCCTATAAATTAGGTATCTGAAAGATAGCACAGTTAGTTTGTTAAATCAATAGCCTGACTTAAACATCTTAGCTTCTGCTTCACGTCTTAGTTGAAGTCCTTTAAGCACACGACCACCAGCACGACAATACTTTAGGAGCGATTCAATAGCCGCTTCTTTATCGCCACGAAGCAACGCTTGACGGAGTGTTGATCTTTGAAATGTACCCAAGCCAAGATTGAAGGCAAAAGAAACCAAGCAATCGAATTCACATTGTCTAAGGCGCACGTTAGGTAGCATCTTAGATACTCCCAACTCGAAACGATTGAGGTCGGATTTAAGAAGTCCATCTATTTCTTCTTGCGTAAAAGTTCTGTTCCAAGAATCAGGCAAATGTTTGCCATCGCCGATAAGGTGACCAACACCCACAGTATACAGGTTTGCAGCACAACGATAGGGCCGACTACGCACACCTTCAAAATGTTTAATAAGTTCGATACCACGCTTAGATACTTTCACGTTTCTTTTCCCATGTGCGAGAGCCAAAGTAGAATCCAATGATAGAAGCTACAATGCTCATCTCATCGCTAGAGAATATAGCATCCATAGATTCTGGTGTGAATCCACCAGTAGATTTAACTGCCCATATGAAGCCAGCTACATCAACGAATACAAGTAAACCTACAAAAGTAAATGCAACGAATGGTCTGACACAGGCATTAAGAGTCTTGACCCACTGTGATGCACCTTCTACAAGCTTAGTGTCATGTGCATATAATGCTTCACGTTCTTGAGCGTACGTTTCTGCGTACGTTCCTTCTAATTCAATAGCTGCAATCTTCTCTTGAGATACAAAACCTTTCTCTGCCATACGCATAGCTTGTTCGTTCTGTAACTTAGCCATCTCACGTTCATGTGCTTGGTCACCTTTTTGCTGAAAAAATCCGAGCAGACTTGGTAGCCCACTGGTAGCAAAGCCTAAAATACCACTGATAATACTAAACATTTAAAACTCCTCTTTGTTAAATCCGTATAGGTCACAGATGATATTAACATATTTGTTAAACTTCTTTTCGTGTGCATCGAAGTCATTGTGTCCATGATACCAAAGCATACAATGGATCATCTCATGCATAAGTGTTTCAGATATCTTTAGGTATGTATCATTAGAGATATCTACTTCTATCCTAGTAGGCTCAGTATGAAAGTAACCTAGCACCTCACCTTTAGTATTGATAACACTGAAGTTTACCTTGTGTGCTGCTGGCATCTTGTAGCCATTGAATGGAGGCAGCCCAACAAAACAAGCATACATCTTACGCAAGTTTTGTTTGGTAAGTAGCTTCATTACTTGGCCAATGGATTGATCGTTGATTTGCGTAATGCTTTCATCTCCTCACGCACTGCGCTAAGAGATACATCAATCTCTCTTTGTGATCCTTTAATGATGGCTGCTGTTTCTTTAGATGTAGCAAAGGCTTCTGATGCTTTCTCATAGGCTCTGTTGTTAGACATAGCTAATTCAATCATACGATTGTCAGCAGCTTTAACTCTATCTTCTACTAATGTAATGCGTGTTTCAACATTACTCATCTTCTTTACTTCTTCAATTGTCGAAGTCAAATCGTTGAATAGGGTTATCCCGTAGTAGACTGCTCCACTGGTAGGAACTAGCACTGATAAGATTATCCCCAAGATCATCTGCGAGGATAAGTTTAAGGTATACTTCTTGTTCTCTTGCGTAGTCATTCTCTTGCTCCATGTTGATTGCTTCTATGATCTGTTGGTTCTGTATCGTGTATGCTTGTGTTAGCATTTGCATACTCATAACAATCCCAAACCCAGGCACGAGTTCCTTTGATTTCGGAAGCTCTTGTTTTGGGTCTAGCTTCGCTTCTGTATTTGTGGTTGTTCTCGATGCGAGCTGTGATTCTTGTCTGCTTTCTGTCTTGACTTCCGTCTTTGTTTCTTGACGAGCCGAAGTAGTCTCCACTGGCATCTGAGTCTGCGCAAAATCCATTGGCACAATTACAGGTTCTATTGGTATGACTGGTGCATTGATGGGATTCAATGGACTTGTCACACTGAGTGGACTTGTCGGACTGATTGGATTCGTTGGATTGTCCATCGACTTGATACAAGTATTGGTAACTTGAATCCAAGAACCCCACGCTGGAGTCGAGTATGGATCTGAGCATGTCGAAGTTCTTTGCTCTAGTATTGATCCAGTGTATCCAGCTTCGCATGCTAGTGTCCTTTGTTCTGTAGTTTCAAAACAAGTTGGCGGATCTTGTGTGCAATTATCTGACGTAGTTGTCCAAGAAGTCCAAGTGCTTGAACTACAAGCATAGGAACGACTCTGATTAACCACGCCACTATAGTGCGGTAGAGGGCAACTAAGCGATTGATACTCCACTGTATCGGTGCAGACTGGCTGAATATATGGAGCGCAGATAGGATCATCTGGCCTATACGGACACCATGCTGTAGCAAGCGCTGTAGCATCGTCAATGCCATGGCACTGTAAGTTACTAACCCAGCCTTGAGTTGTTGGAACATATGTGCAATACCATGCATAGAGTGGGTTACTCCACAGGAGTATTAGGAATAAGAGGGAGCGTATAGGTAGAACCATATAGTTTCTCAAATCGTTTTGGATCTCTCTCATGCCATGCACGTTTAGCTGTATAACCTAGTGAGCCACCAATAGGGCAAGGTGAGCCAGACATTTCCATAGCTTCCCAAACACGATTGTCTTGACACAATACTGATACTGCTGCTACCTTTAAACCTAAGTCGTTAAGTGTCTTAGCTAGTTTAATACGCTCACAGTTTTCATCTGTGATAGTAGCACCACCACTGATAGAGAACATGCCTGTGTTAGCACCACCAGATACACCAGACTTACACATGTCATTAGAGAAGCCAGACATTGATGGGGCCATAGCACTAGGCACTGGCATCCCTTTATTGTTAATCGTTGTTGTATCAGCATGAGCATAACTTTGACTAAGCAAGAATACAATCACAAAACCAGCAGTGCCTAATAGGATCTGCTCTAGTCGTTTGAGTCTAGCATTTATTTGCTCGTAACGTAATGCACATATTTCTTCATGTGTATGCAGCTTAGATTCTACGTCATGTTTAACCATACATATTTCCTTACATAAAATATTTAAGTTTGGGATGGTTTTCTACAATCTTATCTACCCATCTCATTAATTCAAAATCAGCAGCATCTGGCGGTTCTACAAAAGATGTTTTTACAGCAACACTATCTAACTCAATAGGATTATCTGTATGATTTAACGATGCATCTTTAACATCATAGCCAATCTCTACTGGCACATAGTCTATACCAAAATGAGCGCATACTTTCTTAGCTACTTTTTGTTGATCTTCAAATAAATCTTTAGCATCAATCAACAATAAGTCTTTAGCTTCTATAGCCCAAAAACATCTGTCCATCCACAATAAAGTTTGTATAGTTGTTTCAGTCGTTCCCATATCCCAGCTTTTAGTTTTAGGGTGTAAGTTAGGAGTCATAGTATTTAAATGAAATACTAAGTCTGCACTACCCTTTAATTTATTTATATGAGATGCCAATGATCTGTATACAAATACTTTTTTGCCTTCAATCTGTGGCATTAAATAACAATATACACTAGGGTATTTAATGATTTCATTGTCACTAGCGTTTTGCTTAACAAACTCTAATAGGTTTGTTTGCTGTGCTATTTTGTGTGACCACTCTGGCTCATTCTTTGTAGGCAATGACTTGCTTAACAAAGCACCTAATAATGTTGATCCACATTGTGATGTATGAAATATTGAATACATGTATTAATCTATATTTAAAAGTTTAAATGCTAGTGTAACTCGTAACCCATTAAAATCTTTGCTTAATGGCATAGCAAAGTGTTCTATGTTATTCTTAAAGTAAACTGCTGAATAAGGTTTGTTATTCACTACAGTATCATTCTCTGCAAAGTAAGTGCCACCCCCCCACTCTATATTCCATTCAGCGTTGCAATAGATTATAAATGTTCTACCTTGTTCAAACTCTGAATCCTTGTGCATATTACCATGACCGCCACTTGTGTGACCATTCATGTATATGCGTTCTATTGCCAAATTATCGCCTGTTAATTCTTTAATCTTATCCAATAAATAAGGATTAAAAAATGTATCAAATTCTAACTTATCTATCTTCCAAAAATAATTATTGCTCTTTTCAATTGATTTCCAACCCCATTGCCATTTAGGACTTTTAATAACTGACTGTATATACTCCTTATCTTGTTCTGTTAAAAAGTTATCGTATGTTTTCATCTATATTTAAAAAGCTAGTAACTGAATATTTGCCATTTCCTGTTATATAAGTATTTTCATTTAATATAATTGGAGTTACTGAATGAGGTAGGCATCCCATAAACAATATAAACATATTATTTTTTAACTCTACTTTATGATCATAATCATTAAAATATAAATCACCACCTTCAAACTTTTTAGGTTCTTTATATAGATAATTTATGCCTGTAAATCTAGGCTTATCTTGATGTTTATGATAATTATGCCCATTTTCATAATATTTTATTTTTGTAGACATATTATTAATCATAGTAATATGTCCAAATAATTTGTTTAAAGATAAGAAAGCATCTTTAATTTCAGCCGACAATATTTTTTGATTAATAAAAGATATATTTGAATATCTTAAATCCTTATAAACATTATCAATACTGACTGATAAAGCATTTGAATTTTTAGTTGAACCATCTAAATTAGCTGGGATTAATTTATTGGCAGAAGTTAAAAAATCTAACTCTTGCCATATAAGTTTTAATTCATCTTCACTATAAAAATCCTCAATAATTAAATGAGGAAATGGTTCTTTTATCTTATGTATAATCATTAAACAGTAGGTTCAATTGTAACCTATGTTGGTGTAACATCTATTGTTGGATCTTTTAATTTTTTAGGTAGTGGTAGTGGTGGTGGTGGTGGAATATATTCTACTACCTCACCAAATTCACCCTCCACTGCTTTAGCAAATATTTCACGACCATGCTCGTAAGGGTCATTTGGATTTGCACCAAAAGGTGTCCATTCTTCTGATGTAACATCATCAAACATAACTTCACATTCAATAGATGAATGTTCTGCATTAGCCCATTTACAATTTCTAACTGCACTATATTTCATATATATTCCTTTTTAATTTATGCGTAACGAACCCAAAGACCAGGCAAACTACGATCATCATAGTTTCCATAACCCCCTGTATTGCGAACATAATATGCAATAGAAACACATCGCCATGACCCTGTATTAACAAGTGTTTGACCTGTTCCTCCCATACCACCTGTGTTGTTAGACCAACTAGGACCATAAGAGCTTTCGCTTACGCCTTGCTGATAATAAGTTGTTGGAGGTGTAGCATATAAACTAGACCCAGCAATTGTTGAGTTATTATAATTTGTAAAATCTTGTGGTCTTCCAATTACATAACTACCAATAGCATATTGCGTAGTAGGCGCTCCACTTACAGTTTGGAATTCTAAAGCAGTAGCTCCAGCGTTCACTGCCAATACTTGATTAGCAGTGCCAATAGCTGTTAAGCCAGTTCCGCCTCTTGCTGTTGGAAGTGCTGTTGTAAACCCTGTAAAATCTGCATCCCATGATGCAGCAGTTGTGCCAGAAGTTAATATACAAGTGATATGTGCAGTTGTATTAGCTGTAATGGTAGCTACTAGATTAGAGCCAGATGAGTTTACAGTTACAATTCCAGTAGAATTATTATGTATTGTAAATTCTTGACCTTGAACCATTGTAGAAGCTAAAGGCAACACTACAGTTTGTGTCGTTGTTCCTGTAAAGAATTGCACTGATGTGCTAGTTGCGGTAAGTGTCGTTGTTCCAGCTGCTGTAGCTGTCGTAGTGTATCCTGTTGTAGCAATACTAGCATCACGTAGTGTTGTAGCTCCAGTTCCTCCATTAGCAATTGGAAGCGTTCCTGTCACTGCTGTTGTTAATGAAACATTGGAAAGAGTATTGCTAGATCCATTAATAGTTTTATTTGTTAATGTTTCTGCTCCAGCTAATGATACTAAATCAGCGTCCGTTACTGCTGTATTAAATTGCGCTAAAGTTCCACTTACTGTATTTGATCCTAAAGCAATTGTTTTGTTAGTAAGTGTTTGTGAATCAGATGTTCCTACGACTGTGCCAGAAGGTGCAGCTACTGTAGCAATAGTGCCAAGACCTAAAGTAGTTCTTTGTGCAGAAGCATCTACATCATCTAACAATGCTTTACCAGCAGTTGTTAAGTCATATGTTGCAGCAGTGCCAGCACCAGTGAATTGAATACCTTTGTCAGCAGCAGAAGTTAATCCAGCAATGGCTGCAAGTTCTGCATCATAACCTTGGACTGTTGTGCCAATAGCTGCTGGAGCTAATGGTGTATATGTTAATGCACCAGTGACATCACCAGATGTTAATGTAATAGCACCGCTACGAGTATTAAATGAAGTTACTGCACCAGATGCACTAAATGCAGCAGCGTCCCATGCTGTTCCATTCCATACATACAATTGATTACCAGTAGTATTCCAATAAATAGCACCAGTTAATAAAGCATTACCATCATTGTCTACACTTGGAGCAGATGATTTAGCACCAAGATATCTGTCATCAAAAGAATCATAACTAGCAGCCGCATTAGTTGCAGACGTTGCTGCATTTGAAGCACTCGTTGATGCATTGCTTGCAGATGTAGAAGCATTAGATGCTGACGTAGAAGCTGCACTTGCTGATGATGCCGCATTAGTAGCTTGTGTGCTTGCAGTCGATGCTGAACCAGATGCTGCGGTAGCAGATGAAGCAGCAGCAGTAGCAGAAGTAGATGCATTAGAAGCCTGTGTCGTAGCAGTAGTTGCACTATTGGCTGCATTGGTAGCTGATGTTGAAGCTGATGATGCTGAACTTGCTGCATTGGTAGCAGATGTGCTTGCGTTACTTGCTTGTGTTGAAGCTGTTGTTGCTGATCCACTTGCAGCAGATGCACTTGATGCAGCATTGGTTGCACTTGTAGATGCATTTGATGCTTGGGTAGATGCAGTTGATGCGCTAGTAGAAGCATTGCTTGCTTGAGTAGATGCAGTAGAAGCAGAAGCAGCAGCGTTAGTAGCTGATGTTGAGGCAGCACTAGCACTAGAAGCAGCGTTAGTTGCGCTAGTTGCAGCAGCCGCAGCGTCTACAACTAAAGACCATTTAGCTACATCGGCATTACTTGTAATTGGTTGTGATCCTGTAGATGTATGCGCAGTGATACAAATATAGATATTGTTATTAGATGTATCTTTAATGATATCTTGTAATACATAAGCTACGCTTGCAGCCCAATTACCTTTGTATGTTCCAACAGCATCTAACGCTTGTGGATTACCAGTAGAGTTAAATGATAGGAATTTATTAGCACGCGTTGTATTAACTGGTAACGTCATATTGATTGACGTTGGATCTGTTACAGGAGCTTTTAGTGATCGCTCTGCTGTTTCAGCAATTTGCTGAATAAAGATTGTTTCTGAATCTAGTTCTGTATTAAGGGTATTAGCAAAGAAATCACCACCAGTTACAAAGTCTGTTGAGCGCTCAATAGATCTAGCACCTACAATAGTGATACGATCAGCGCCTGTAGCAGCTACTACTAACGTGACTGATCCTTGACCAGTAGTTCCGCTAATGGTTACAGTGTAATCTGTCGTTAATGTAAGAAGTGTAGTATTCTTATATACTGCGATATCTGTATTTACTAATACAGGGAATGTAAATGAGTAAGGCCCTACACCCGCAGATCCTGTGAATACTACTCGTCTTGCTACGTTGGTTATTGCATAATCAGCCATGTTTTTTCCTTTGCCTTATTTTACTATGGATTTGTAGAAAAGCGTACAAATTTTCTATTCTTATTTATAGCTTTTGTCAAGTCCTGATATTTAGATATTACTTCGTTTCCATCTT